TGGCGGATCAAGAAATAAATATGCTTGCATGTCTAACTGAAATTATGGTGGAGTGTGAATTCAAATGAAAACCAAAAACAAAAAAACTAAAGCATTAGCACAAATGAAATCATATCAGTATTACATTTTCTGGGGAGCCTGTACCGTTGCAGTAGTCCTTGGTCAACTCTATGTTGGAACTGGATATCGAGTTCTGCATGGTGGCGTACAAGAACTACTTGACAAAGTTGATGGAGTTCTTCTTCACAAAAGTGATAGTCCCATGGGACCCTATGATGGTTTCCTGTGATTCTAAGTGAAGGTGATGCAGTCTATGCTGCTAATAAATTTATTGATTACTACACTCAGTTTAACCGTATTGATGACTATCTGAGATTTGTAAAGAAAGACCGTATCAAGGGTAGAGTTGGATCTATCTTTGGTGCGGACACAGAGTTTTTTGATGCATTTGATATGCATCCAAATGACATGAACTTTGAGATCAAAGTTGTTGATACTGACCCCAAAACATCGTCAAGGTACAATCAATGGTTGTACTCTGAAACTCTAAATCTCACTGCATCAAATCCGATTGAGGAAGCAATTCCTGGTAGAACTCATAAGTGGATTGTTGTAGAAACAAGCACTGACAAAGTTGTTGGTGTTGTTCGATTTGGATCTCCCACCATTAACAGCAAACCCAGAAATGATTACTTTGGCAAAGTCCTCCCTCTTTCTGACATTAATGCTCATTTCGTTATGGGTTTCAATATCGTACCTACTCAACCTTTCGGATATAATTATCTGGGTGGTAAGTTGCTTGCACTTCTAGCATCATCAAAAGAACTGAAGCAACAGTTTGATGAGAAGTATGGAACAGATCTTAAATACTTTGAGACAACCTCTCTCTATGGAACCACCAAGGGTGTGTCCATGTATGATGGTCTCAAACCCTTTCTAAGGCACATAGGAGACACTGAGAGCAACTTCCTCCCACTCTTCCATGACGATGAGTTCCGTGACTTCTTCTGGTGGTTTAACGACCGTAACGGTGGCGAACGTCTGGTTCCTGCAGACAAGTCATCAAAGAAACTCAAGATCCAGCAGAAGATGATTGCGATCATTCGCAAGTCTCTGAAGGATGAAGATAAACTCAATCAGTTCAATGATTGTATTGATCACGCTAAGTCTCTGACTGAGAAGAAAAGGTATTACTTCGGTAAGTTTGAGCACACCACTGAGGAAGTAATTACTTGGTGGAAAAAGAAAGCAACTAAGAGATATGAAAAGTTGCAAGCACAGGAAAGAGTGAGAACTCAACTTGAGATTTGGAAACCTGGAATTGATTTGGAGATTATTAGATAATGGAACTCAAAGACTGGCTCAACTCAATCAACTTTAACAAGGAAGATCTTACAGAACATACAAAAGATTATCCTCCCTACATTGTCAATCGTTGTCTGTCAGGACACTTGGACTGTGTGATGTTCGCTAATGAGATGAACAAAAATTCACACCTAGATAAAGATATGCAATATTCATTTTATCTAAATAGTCTGAGGAAAAAGAAGAGATTCTCTCCCTGGCTCCGAAAGGATAAAGTCACGGATCTAGAAAGCATTAAAAAATACTATGGATATAGTAATGAAAAAGCAATGCAGGCTCTGAAAATTCTTACTACCGAACAAATTAATTTTATTAAAGAAAGACTTGAGATTGGAGGCAAGAAATGAGCACCGTTGAACCTACGGTACAATGGAATCAAGATCAAATGATTGAAGTACTGTTGAATGAACCTGATGATTTTCTCAAGGTAAGAGAGACGCTAACCAGAATCGGAGTAGCATCCCGCAAAGAGAAGAAACTCTATCAGTCCTGTCACATCCTGCATAAACAGGGAAGATATTTTATTGTCCACTTCAAGGAGCTTTTTGCTCTGGATGGTAAGCACGCAAACCTGACACCTAATGATATTCAGCGTCGTAATAGAATTGTCAAGTTGCTGTCAGACTGGGGACTGATTGGAATTGTTCAGGAGGAAAGTGTCTTGGACATTGCTCCTTTGAATCAAATCAAAGTTCTTTCCTACAAGGACAAATCTGAATGGATCCTTGAGCAAAAATATAATATCGGAAAGAAGAAAAAAGTGGAGGAATCTGTAGAAAATAAATAGAAGTGAGTCTTTCGTGCAGACTCTACGAATGTCGGAAACCCCCATAAGGAGATACGGTTTTTACTGTATCTCCTTTTTTCGTGTCATGCTATAAATATACTTGAACGCCGTAAGGGTTCACAAAACACAAACTCGCTTTTTAAGGAGCTACAATAATGAACACACTCGCACGTTATACTGCGTCGGATCTTCCTGTGCTGTTGGATAAGATTTCCAAAAACTCTATTGGTATGAATGAATACCTAAATAGAGTGTTCGACTTGCATGAAACAACGTCGAACTATCCCCCATACAATCTTGTGCAAGTCAGCAATGTAGAGTCTAGACTGGAACTTGCACTAGCAGGATTTAAGAAAGCAGAAGTCTATGTCTACACGCAAGATGGTAAACTCTTTATTGAGGCGCAAAAAGAAGATAAGGAAACAGAAACTAACTACCTGCACAAGGGTTTGGCTCAACGGAGTTTTACACGAGCCTGGACGCTCAGTGACGACACGGAAGTTAGATCAGTTACTTTTGAGGATGGGTTACTGAGTATTGAACTCGGTAGAATCGTTCCAGAACATCATAAGAGAAAAGACTGGTTCTAAATAGAAATGAATATCGTCGCCGCGAGGGGCAACTGGCAAAATCCAGTTGACGCCCCTCTTTTTTCTTGCTATACTACCAGGAGGTAAATACTGATCATGACTGTAAAACTTGTATTGCTTAAGTCGGGTGAGGATCTCATCGCAGACGTGACTGAAATGTATGTCGGTGATGGAGAAGAGGCACGAGTTCTGGGATATTATCTTGATAAAGCCTGTACGGTAAAGATTGTAAATAGTCAGAACGTTGAGGATGGGCAGAAAGCATTTAATGTTTCTCTGTTCCCATGGATGCCTCTCTCTGCAGACGAGAAGATCCCCATTCCTTCTGACTGGGTAGTGACTATCGTTGAACCAAAAGAAAAACTGTTGACAATGTATTTGGAGGATGTTCTAGGAAATGGACAAGCAGATAGTGAAACTGATAGTGCTGGTGAACCAGCAGATGCTGATCAGTGAAATTAAAGAAGTCGGTGCCGACATTGGAGAACCTGATTGTAAGATGGTTAATCCATACATCGTTGGTACCGATATGCAACTTGAACCTTATCTGCTAAACTATAGTTTGGATGATGAGTTCATGATTAGTTCTGATAAGATTCTAACTCTTGCAGAACCAATCCCCACACTGTTAGAAAAGTATTTGAAGATCACTAAAGAATGAAGTTCTACACCAATGTTCAACTGATCGGCAATCAGTTTCTTGTCCGTGGCGTTGAAAATGGAAGACGATTTGAAACTCGCGATGAGTTCTTTCCAACTCTTTTTGTAAAGAGTAAGAGAGATTCAAAGTACAAAACACTAAGCGGTGATTCCGTTGAGAAGGTGCATCCTGGCACCGTTCGGGATTGCCGCGAGTTCTATAAGAAGTATGATGGAGTAGAAAACTTTCAGATCTTTGGAAATGAAAGGTATATCTATCAATACATCTCTGAAAAATATCCTGAGGATGAGATCAAGTTTGATATCAGTAAGATCAAACTCATTACTCTTGATATTGAGGTGTCATCTGAGTACGGATTCCCTGATGTAGAGTCATGTCAGGAAGAGATTCTTGCGATTACTATTCAGGACTATAACACCAAAGAGATCATTACCTGGGGTGCTAAGCCATTCAACAATAAGCAAGAGAATGTAACTTATCACCATTGTCCAACAGAACATCAACTCCTTTCATCTTTCATTGAGTATTGGATGGTTGACGTTCCTGATGTGATCACTGGATGGAACATTGAGTTGTATGATATTCCTTACATTTGTCGCCGCCTGAACAGGGTGCTTGGAGAGAAACTGATGAAGCGTTTCTCTCCATGGGGATTGGTGACTGAGGGAGAAGCATTCATCAAAGGACGTAAGCATATCACCTTTGATGTTGGTGGTGTGACTCAACTTGACTATCTGAATCTGTATAAGAAGTTTACTTACAAAGCACAGGAATCATATCGTCTTGATTATATTGCTAGCGTAGAACTGGGCCAGAAGAAACTAGATCACTCTGAGTTTGATACCTTTAAAGACTTCTACACAAAGGGATGGCAAAAGTTTATTGAATATAACATCGTTGACGTAGAACTCGTTGACAGATTGGAAGATAAGATGAAACTTATCGAGCTTGCCTTGACTATGGCATATGATGCTAAGGTGAATTATGTAGATGTGTTTTACCAAGTCCGCATGTGGGACAACATCATCTATAACTATCTAAAGAAGAGGAATATTGTTATTCCTCCCAAGCGTCAGTCTGACAAGAACGAAAAGTACGCAGGTGCTTATGTCAAGGAACCGATTCCAGGAAAGTATGATTGGGTGGTTAGTTTTGACCTTA